TAGTAGTAGTAGTAGAAGTTGTGCAATTGTGCAACGTAAAAAATGGAAGGTATACGCTGAGAGAGTATTTTTGCTTACACAGGAAAAAACCAAGTCTTACTTTGTAACTTCTCAAAATACCCACCCCTACCTTAAAAAGCGTTGCACAAATTGCACACATTGATTATAAAGGGTTTTTTACCTACCCTCATTGCACAAATCGTTGCACAAAACCATAACCTCGTTGCACAACATACCATCATAGTTTAATCTCATAGACCATGTATCAGCTAAGATATATAACAGCATTGAACAACCAATTACGCTAATTAAACTAATTGACCACGCAACATATACGCAAGCGACCACGACGACGCATAACTGGTTTCAATTCACCACGTGGCAAACATAGGGTGGCTACGCTACAACGTCGCTTAATTATGTAATAGATGATACGCTACCAAAGAATATAACTGGCATCAGAAAATTTGGGCGAAAAAAAAGCGCCCCGAAGGGCGCCTAGTTATTACTCTTGAACCTTTGCTTTATAAGCACCGAAGTATTCGGTTTTAAACTTTGCGATAGCTATTAATAATTTCTTTTCGTTGGCGGTATCATCACCACGTGCTAACGCGTTTTTAGCTTTTTTAGGCAACCCATCAAAAAACTCATTCAAGGTTTCCTCAAAACTTCGCGTTGCGCCACGTTCGCGCTGTTTACCTTCGTTTTTGATTTTGTTTACTTCTGATACTAGATTATTAAATTTGGCACGTGCATATTCAAGCGCACCTTTTCGCAAATCTTTTACCAATGAATGTAACGCTGGGTTTTTAGTTTTTAATGCACCAAAAGCTTGGCCTGTCATACCTGTCACAAAAGATACTGTCATATGTACCTTATCGGCGCTTTTGTTTTTAGGGTCATTAAATTCTACTTCGGTGATAGGTTCATAAGCCGAACCCTTAAGAATGTAGAACCCTTCTTTTGACGCGTTATTTTCGGCATAACGTAGAATTGCGCCGTTATCCAAATCGGCCTTAATTTCATCGGCCACGTTATCAGGGAAATTTGGATAATCACGATGAAACTCACGTGCTAACGCTTTTGTATTGTCACCTGATACCGCAAATTTATAACCGAATTGCTTAACATTTAATGATGTATTCATAATGTTTTTAGAACCTTTCATTTTAAAATGTCATATGCCTATGACTAGAATGTGTACCGCATGAATGAAACTATAGCTAACCTAGCGTTTAATGTAAAGTAATTGGCTTATCAATTACGCTAAATAGTAGACCCCATACCCCCATTTTCAAACTAGGTACCATCGAGCACCCCGCACCCCTAGACTTACACAAATAACATCACACATACCAAACTCCCCCCGTCAACTTTACATATAGGGTGTAAAAAAATATTTCGCAAAAAAATTGAAAAGTTACTAGATTGCTTTAGGGTCGAAGTTGTATAACTCGGAGTAGACTGCTTTAATACGTAGGAATTTTTCACCATGCAAATGGAAGTCATCGTCACCCCGAACATAGAGAGCTAGGTGAACCATTTCATGAAGTAGGGTTTGGAAGATAGTTGTGAAGTGCCCGCATGCATTAGAACTAATTTGAATCTCCATCTCTTCTTCGTCAAAACAACCATATATATCAGGGTTCTTAATGACTTTAAAATTAACCTTAGAAGATTTAGGCATGGGGAGTTTGTTGAATGGTGCCATCTGGCAAGCCATATTATATAGTATCTCTAAATTCTTTTTAGTTAGAGTGGTTTTCATATAGACATTATACTAAAATTTGTTGCAAGGTATATGAAATATGGTGTAATATACTTATATTAGTTGCAAACTTTTAACAGAGTACAGATAGCGACACATGGTAGACCAAAAATTAGATGAAATTCAATCACTTAGCGACGATTCCGTTGTTATGATGCCCTCATTAGAGCACGATATAGCCCTACCCAAGAACGCCTCCGACGCATTACCTGAACTTAGCACTGAAGAAGAGCTAGAAATGATGGTTAATACCATTAAATTATGTTCAGATATCATGGGTGAAGAGATAAAACCCACACAAGATGATATAGATGAGGCAAAACACGTTGCAAAAACGATAATTGCTGACCCAAAGACCAAAATTCAGCTTAAAAAATACAAAAATAGTACATTAGCCAGCCTTGCAGGTATGGTTGCTGAGTTAGATACCCATGTTGTTGATGAATTAAAGGATTTAAAGACTGTTGTAGTGAATGGTTTACTTAGAGAAGCCCTTACTGCAGACAAATCCAAGGAAAGAATCACAGCATTACGAGCTATTGGTGATATTGATGGCGTAGATGCGTTTAAAAAGCATACAGAAGTGGTTCATACAAACATGCCACTAGAGGAAGTTGAACGCAAGCTAGCCGCACTCATAAATAAGGTACAACAACGAGTATCTGCAGAGGATACTAAAGAAGTTAAGGGTGAAATCATTGAAAACGGTGAGTGAAGAGAGTGTTGAGGTAAGAATTGCTAAACAGATTCAAGCTTTACAACAATTAAAATCACACCTTACATCAGAAGAGTCAGCAGATGTTGAAGCATTAGCTAAAGTAACAGAAGGAACACTAGTACAAGATGTTGGACGTGAATCATTTTTAGATTTTATTGAGCATGTATATCCTGGTTACAAGGTTGGAGCACATCATAAAAGACTTGCTAAATTATTTGAGGACATTGCGAATGGCAAGAAGAAACGTATTATTGTCAATATTGCACCGAGACATGGTAAGTCTGAACTTATCTCTTACTTGGCGCCAGCGTGGTTTTTGGGTAAGTTTCCACACAAGAAAATCATTATGGCATCTCATACAGCTGATCTTGCAGTTAATTTTGGTAGTCGTGTCCGTAACTTGGTGGATAGTGAACCGTATAAAGACATTTTTCCAAAAGTAGAGTTGCAGAGTGATTCTAAGTCCGCATCACGTTGGGGTACTAATTTTAACGGCGAGCACTTTGCTATCGGTGTGGGGGGTGCTCTTGCTGGCCGTGGCGCCGATTTATTTATCATTGATGATCCTCATTCGGAACAGGATGCAAAAACAGGAAATCCAAGTGTTTTTTTGCCTGCTTGGGAGTGGTTTCAGTCTGGTCCTATTCAGCGTCTTATGCCAGGTGGAGCTATTATTGTAGTAATGACAAGATGGTCTAAGCTAGATTTAACTGGCCAGATCATCAACCAAATGAATAAGATAGACGGCGGAGAGCCGTGGGAAGTGGTTGAGTTCCCTGCAATATTAAAAGGACCAGAAGGTGAAGAAAGACCACTGTGGCCAGACTTTTGGAGTTTAGAAGAGTTACAAGGTAAACGTGCTGTATTAGATATTCGGTATTGGAATGCTCAGTATTTACAAAATCCAGTATCAGAAGAAGGTGCGTTAATCAAAAGAGAGTGGTGGCAGATATGGGAAAAAGATAACCCACCATCATGTGAATTTATTATTATGAGTTTAGATGCAGCCCAGGAGGCAAATAACAGAGCGGACTATAATGCGCTCACTACCTGGGGCGTCTTCTTTAATGAAGAAACTAATAACCATAACATCATTTTGTTAAATGTGATTAACTTAAGACTTGAATTTCCTGAGTTGAAAAAGATGGTACTAGAAGAATATAAGGAGTGGGAACCCGATGCATTCATGGTGGAAAAGAAATCTAATGGCGCTGCGTTATATCAAGAGATGCGTCGTATGGGCATACCTGTGGGTGAGTTTACTCCTGGTAAAGGGCAAGACAAAATTTCACGAGTCAATGCTGTATCGGATTTATTCTCAAGCGGTATCGTGTGGGCGCCCGACAGACGATGGGCACACGAGTTAATAGAGCAGTGTAACGATTTCCCTAGTGGATCAAATGATGACATGGTGGACAGCACGACGCTAGCTCTGCTACGTTTTAGACAAGGTGGCTTTATTAAGTTGCCTAATGATGAGCAAGATGATGATATGTTATATAAGTACCGAAAGAAAGCTGCGTACTATTAATGATAGTTTATAGGTTTAAGAATCAGAACGGCTATGTGATGTGGAACTGTCGCCCTGTAAAACAAAGAAGACTAGACCCTAAAGCAAGACGTAACGTAAGAAGATTTAGACGTATATGGTGGTGGGAAGAAATGAGATGGAATCAACGACACGGGATAACTAATGATTAAAGTTTTAGACAATATAATATCTAAGAGTACATTAGGTCAGTGTAATGTGTGGTTAGAAAAAGCAAATTGGACTTACGGTTGGCACTCAGACCCTAATATACCCTATGGACACTGGAATGTAGACATTACTAAAACTACCATGAACAATCCAACTGATGTTGCTAAAAAGTTGCCTAAAGAGTTTAAAGATGTATGGGATATAATAAATAAAGAGTATTTTAAAAACCAAGGATTATTAACTCGTTGTTATGCTAATCG